CAAAATGAACGTTTGGCAGCCATTCGCAGATTGCGAAGTTTTGCAATTTAAAGTCAATTTGGAAGTATCACACAAGTTATACAAAGAAAAAGGATTGATACCGCCGTTTCGCCCCGACTTAACGCCCGAATATTCTTTCAGCGATTTAAACGTGAAATTGTATTACGACGTGTATATCGACGGGCAAACAGTAGCGGACGGGTGGAAAAGATGAAGAAAAGAAGAAAACCCAAAAGGGAGTTTATCGAAATAAACGGTTGGTTGGTATTTGAACATCGGGCGTTTTTTAGTGACTACCTTGAAAACGAAGTCGGCGCAAAGTGGAACATGATAAAGCGGTCATTGTTCGACGCAGGCTTTACCGCGGCAGACGTGAACGAATACCGCGACAACCTATTAGCGGACTTTAAAGCGATATGCAACGACAACGGATTTATAGCAATGATTTAGAAAGGGGCTTTACATCATGGAGAAATTAAAAGCAGAGGTTACAAGGCTTTGCGATATGGAACTTGAAACGGCGATTGAAAAATGGGGGCTTAACCATTCAAACCACGAAAGCGTCGCCGTGCTTCGCGAAGAAATCGAAGAAGCACACGAAGAACTTATTAACGCCGAATACAAGGCGGGCGAAGTTTGGGAACGCACAAAGCACAACGCCGCACCCGTTGCAATCCGTGATAGTTTTACGGGCATTTATAACGCCGCCGTAAATCTTGCTTGCGAAGCAATCCAAGCGGCAGCAATGGCACGCAAGGGCATATTGTCAAATATCGAGATTTACAAAGAGGATAACGACAAGTGCAATTCGTGCGAAAGTGGATTACGCGCCGAATGTGTCGTTGACGGGTGCAAATATGAAAAGAAAGGGGCGGGGGATTTATGACGATTGAAAAAGAGGTTGCAGCAGGGCAGAAAGAACGCCTTGAAACCGAGTTAAAGAAAATCGGGATTAAAAGCGACGCAGACTTGCGCGACGCAATCCATAAATTACCCGCCCTTAATATCGGGCTTATGGTTGACCCGATTAAATCAAGGCGAAGAAAAGGGGGATTTTATTAAATGGCAGACATAAACGGCAACATGATTTTCGCGGTAGACTTTGACGGCACATTGTCGCAGGGCGTACCGTTTCCGCAAATCGGCGAACCGAACACGCCGTTATTTAACTACTTGAAGCGTGAAAAGGAAAAGGGCGCGCGACTTATTTTATACACTTGCAGAACGGGCGAAGATTTACGCGCCGCGGTTTGCTTTTGCAAAATAAACGGGCTTTCATTCGACACCGTAAACGAAAACTTGCCCGAAATGATTGAAAAGTACGGCGGCGACACAAGAAAGATTAACGCCGACTACTACATCGACGAAAAATGTTTGTCGTTCCCAACGGTTAGGCGTTTTGATTATATGCCCGACCCCGACGAAGACGACGTAAAAGCCATTACCGCCGAAATCTACGATTACAACAAAGCGCGGCAAGCGGCTTTCGATGAATACGCGCAGGGCGCAGGGATTAAAGCGGGCAGACCGTCGGGCATTTATAAAGACAAACCGACGATTGCAAACCCATATTACGGAGCATAAGGATAAACCACAAATTGAAAGAAAGGCGGGATTAAAAAGAAATGGTTAAGTACACATGGAATTTAAGAAACTTTAAAAAAGGCTTGCGTCTTGTGGAGAACATCACAAAGCAGAAAGACGAAAGACAAGTAACGTTTGCTTGCGGGTTTTGCGTGGCAAGCGTTAAGGAAATGAAGAAGCACGGGCGTATTACACGAAATCAGTTAAAAGCCCTTGAAGATTTAGCATTTGAAGCAGCAGGCGACACAATCGCCGAACTTTCAAACGAAGAAAGCGCAAAATTAGAAGTTTGCGACTTCGACGCTTTAGAAGAATAGGCATAAGAAAAGCCGCCGCAAGGCGGGAAACCAAAACGGCGGCTTTTCGAATAAACCACGCGGCTATTATAGCAGAAAGGCGGGATTTTGGCAATGATAGCACAAGAAGAAACAATAAAGATTTATACGGAGTACGACGCGCAGCGCAGAGCGGAGCAGATAGCGGGCAAAATGCTTTTAGACGGGATAACACGCCTTGAAGAAATGGCACAAAACACGCTTGCACTTATGAAAGAAAACGCGAAGTTGCGCGAAAAGATTAAAAGGTACGAAGAAACCACAACGCAGCATTTGCAAGCAATTATTTATTACGACGAAACGTATAACCGCTTGCCAAAAGAAGAAAAAGAACGATTTAGGGAAATCGGGAAAGGGGTAATACATGATTACAACTTGCCGTATGAAGACTAAAAGAAAAAGCAAACGGGCATATAGCAAACGTTGCTTTTATTCGGGCGTTGCGGTTATCGCCGTAATATTAACGTTCCTTCTTATATTATGCGGTTTACTTCTTTGCGTTCATCTATTCGAAGCGTGCGCCGCACCGATTGAAGATAAGAAAACCAATATTGAAAGCATTACGCCATATTCGGCGACATTCGAAGCGGTAGCGGGCGAACCGACCGACGAAATAGAAGTGTTTTCGAAAGCGCACTACGGCGCAGCGATTGCAGCAGATGAAGACGAAGACCCAAAGCCGCAAGAATTTATTGTCTTGCCCGTTGATATGCCCGAAGACGAACAACGTATCGTTTTTGAAATAGCAAACGACAACGGTATCGCCTTTACTTTCGTTATGGCTATCATCGGACACGAAAGCGAATTTACAAAAGACGTACGGAGCGCAACGGGCGATAGCGGATATATGCAAATCAACGATTGCAACCTTGAAGAAATGGCAAACCGCGGGTTTACCGATATGTTTGACACTTACGACAACGTATCGGCGGGCGTTTCCATTCTTCGCGACCTTTTCAGCACTTACGGCGAAGATGAAGTGCATAAAGTTTTAATGGCTTATAACATGGGCGCAGGCAACGCCGCGAAGTTATGGGAAAAGGGCGTTACAACGTCAGAGTATAGCCGCGAAATCGTAGCACTTGAAAAAGAATATAGCGCATATATCGACGCGCAGAGAATAGGAAAGTAAACCACGATGAAGTTTTATAAAAAGAATTTCTACATATATAAAGATTGGATAACCATATTACCGACTATTGAAATACACACGGACGACCCGCGTTATTTCGAAAAGACGGTAACGGTTAGTTTTAGTTGGCTTGTATTTCACGCGCGAATAATGTTTAAAGGCGAAGAAAAGAACGGGGGCAGCAATGGAAGATAAACAGATTTACGGGCGGGTTACTACCGTTACAAAAGACGATATTGACCCGAAAGACGAAACCCGTTTAGTCAATAAGGGCTTGCCGAAGTCGTGGACTTGCCCACATTGCAAGAAGCGTTACAAAATGGACGCTTACGCCGAAGAAACATTGCTTGAACATTTCAAAGTTATAAGGCAATGCGGGCGTTGTGGCTATCTTCATTTATGGACGCTAACGCTTACGGAAGACTTCAAAGCAGGCGTAATAAATATGTTAAAGAACGGGGGCAAATTATGACACGCGTAAAACCGATAAGCGGTATATTTTGGGCTTGCGACGTTTTGAACGGCGGGCGGGAATTTCCGACATTTAATAAGAAAGAACCCGACACGACGGCAGAACGCGCGGCAGCGGGTGCGGATTTTGCCCGCGTCTTTAATAAGGCTTGCGCAGATTTAGAAGCGCAGCAGGGGCAGCAGGCGCGCAAGGTTTAAAAGCGTTTCTTCTTATATATATAGAAGAAACTATTTAAGGCGACCTTGTAATGGGTATTAACTAACCGTAAATATTATGTAATATGCAATAGATAAATATATATTACGCAATATGTAAATGATAAAGGATAGATAAATATATATTGTGTAATATGTGGAGAATAGAAAAGAGTAAAGGCGGGTTGACGGAGTGTATAAAAAGCAATATGACAACTACGATTACGAAGAAGCATATAAAGAGCAATGCGAAAAGTTAGAAGAAGCAGAAGCCGAAAGGATAGCAAAAAAACATAAGGGGGCAGGGTATCGAACGACAACAACCGAAGCGGGGCAGATGATAGAAATTGATATTTACCCAACGTTTAATAGCCGTCACGATATGCCACGCACCCAAAGAAAAAGAGAAAGCCGCCCCGCACAAAAGAACCTTAACGACAAAAGGGCGAAGCGTTATTTAAACCAATTAGCAAGCGCGAATTTCGGCAAGGGGGATTTGTGGGGAACGTTCACATATAGGCAGGGCGAAGAACCCGCCGACATTGACGAAGCCGAAAGGCTATTCGGTAATTTTATACGCCGCGTCAATCGCAGACGAAAGAAGCAGGGCAAGGGCAATTTAAAGTATATCTATGTGACAGAGTGGAGCGACGACCCACAAAAGGGCGTTCGCGTTCATCATCACATGATATTCGACGGAGCAACCGACCGCGACGAAATTGAAAGTTTGTGGCAGCACGGCGACCGAACCGAAACAAAAAGACTTGCGCCCGACCCCGACACCCATATAACGGGATTGATTAAATACATCACGAAAGACATTAAGGGCGAAGAACGCCCGAAGCATAAAAGGCGTTGGAAAACGTCGAAAGGTTTGAAGAAGCCAACCGTAACGCGGTCATATTCCAAGTTTGGAAAAACGACCGTTCGCAAAATGGCATTTGACGCGGCAGAACTTCAAAGCCGTCTTGAAAAGAAATATAAAGGCGCACGCTTTATTGACGCGACGATTTACACAAATCAATTTAACGGCGGCTTTTATATATACGCCCGTATGGTACGGGATTGAATGAAAGGAGATAAACCACGATGAGCGAAGAACAAATTATTTACGGAGTGTGCAAGTATTGCGGGCAGGCGCGCGCAGTAGAACGCCTTGAAGTATTGAGCGCGGCAAAGAACTTTGATTTGTCAGATGAAGAAGCCGCCGACTATGTAGCAAGCGAAACTTGCAGTTGTGAGCAAGCAAAGGCGCAGGCAACCCACAAAATGAAATTGCAGGCGGCGGGCGCGTGGGCTGAAAATGTTTTTGAGAATAGCCCCGAAAAGTTACAAGCGGTATTATGTGCAATCAAAGCAGTAAGTGAACATCATTTCGGACGTATCACAATCAAGTCGGGCAAGTATCTTTACGCGTTCGATACCGACGCACATAACGATATACGCGTAAAGACTAAATACACCGACACACAAGAAGAAACGTTTTAAAGGGGGTTGCAGCAGTTGGGGCGATATTATCTTGACGAAGACGAAAAGAGAATAGCCCGCGCGATAGTGCGCCTTGATAATAAGCGCACACGTAAGAACCGAAAGCAAGCAACGGCGTTTGACAAAAAGGCAGCGGCAGCGGTTGAGAAAGCAAACGCAGATATAAACATCGACGACGAACTATTAGCAAAGGTCAAGCAAAATATTATAAGCGGTATTGCGTGGGAATACATCGGCGAAACATATTGTAGCCGCAACACGTTTTACGGTTATGCCCGTCGTTATTTGTTTTACGTTGCGCGGGCGTTCGGTATCGTCGAGGACAAAAAGAAAGGCGGGGGCGGTTAGTTATGGCGAAAGAGTACGCGAAAGACTTTTACAATTCGCCCGCATGGAAGAAGACGCGCAAGGCGTATTACATCTTTCGGCGTGGGCAATGTGAACGTTGCGCCCGTGAGTTTGAAGCAGGGCGGCGCAGGCTTGAAGATATTAACGCGGGGGTTATAGTACACCACAAAGAATACATAACGCCCGACAACTTACACGACCCAAGCGTCGCGCTTTGCTTCGACAATCTTGAATTGCTTTGCGAAGAACACCACAACAAAGAACACAAAAGCAAGGCAAAACGATATAGTTTTGACAAGCAAGGGCGGGTTATTGAGGTATAACCGACACAAAAATTATTTTTCAAAATATTTTTTTGATAAAAACATATTACACAACAAAAATATTACATATTGCGCATAACCACGCAGAGATACACCCCCCGTATAGCCCAAAACAAGGGCGGCAAAAGAACCGAGGGAGTGCCCTAAAAAAAACTCTACGCGTGCGCGTGCGCGTAAGGGGGTCAAAATGGCAGCAGAAAAAACCAAAAAGACCGCCCCAAAACGGGCGACAAATACGGCGAAATCAAAAGAGGTTGCAGCAGATAGCGCGACATTGGAAGAATTAAAAGGACTTTTGGAAATATTCGCCAAGATACCCGAAGATAGACGGGCGGCACTTCTAAAGCGGGCGCAGCGCGAAGCCGCGGGCGAAATCTTGACCGAAGAAGCGGTTGAAGAAGAACGCAAGAAGTTAGCGCGTTTCTTTGCGGGCATAAAAGACACCCGCAAGAAAAAGTTGATTGCGCGCAAGGTTGAAGAAATCGCGTTCCAAGCGGTCGCAATCCGAGAAGCAAAAGAAAGCCTTATGACGGACGGGCTAAAATCACGCGTCGAAAACGGCAAGCAGCAGTACGAAAAAGAAAACCCCGCCGTCGGGGTTTATGATAAATATTGCAGGGCGTACCAAAGTAACATTGACAAACTTATCGAGTATTTGCCGCCCAAAGAAGAAAAAGCAAAGTCGGCGTTGGCGGCTTTGCGTGACGGAGTATAAAACAATATGGCAAAACGGGCAGCAGGGGCAGCAGTAGCCCCAAAAGCAGAATATGAAAATTACATATCGCTTTACTACGCAGAAATTACGGCGGGGCGCGTCCGTGTCGGTAAGCACATCAAAGCAATTTATAAAATTCTTACGGCGGGGATAGAAAAGGGCGTTTACATCTACGACGGAGCGAAAGCAAACAAGGCAATTCGCTTTATAGAAAACTTTTGTCACCATTCCGAGGGGCGAAGCGACTTGTTAAAGTTGGAGTTATGGCAAAAAGCCATAGTTGCGTCTATTTTTGGACTACTTGACCCCGCGACGGGCTATCGGCAATTTCGCGAGGTCTTTTTACTTGTCGCACGAAAGAACGGCAAAACATTATTCGCCGCCGCTATCATGGCGTACATGGCATATATTGACGGGGAATACGGCGCAAAACTTTATTGCCTTGCCCCAAAGTTAGACCAAGCCGAACTATGTTTTGACGCATTTTATCAGATTGTGCAAAGCGAAGACGAACTTGACCGTATCACGAAGAAACGCCGCGCCGATATTTACATCAAGGAATTTAACACAACGATTAAAAAGATTGCGTTCAATTCCAAGAAGTCGGACGGTTTCAACCCGCACTTCGTACTTAACGACGAAATGGAAGCGTGGAGCGGCGACCAAGGGTTGAAGCAATACGAAGTTATGACAAGCGCAATCGGCAGCAGGCGACAACCCGTTATTTTATCCACATCAACGGCGGGGTATATAAACGACGGTATCTTTGACGAACTTATGCGCAGGGCAACGGCGTTTTTGAAAGGACGCAGCAACGAAACCCGCCTTTTACCGTTCCTTTACATCATTGACGACCCCGAATTATGGGATAGCCGCGAAGAACTTGAAAAGTCAAACCCGAATTTGGATATATCCGTATCATGGGAATTTTACCAAGAACAAATCGCAATAGCCCGCGCGTCGTTGTCGAAAAAAGCGGAGTTTTTGACGAAGTATTGCAACATCAAACAAAATTCGTCGGTTGCGTGGCTTGAATACGCAGACGTTGAAAAGGCGGTCGGAAAAGATAAGCAGGGCGACCCCGTGTCGCTTTCGCTTGAAGATTTTAAGGGTTGCTATTGCGTCGGCGGTATCGACCTTTCACGCACGACCGACTTAACGGCGGCGGCTATCATCATTGAACGCGACGACGTAAATTATATTATTTGCAAAATGTTTATGCCGCGCGAACGCTACAAAATAGCAATCAACGAAGAAAATACGCCGTATAACATCTTTGAAGAACGCGGCTTTTTGCAGTTGTCGGGCGATAACGCCGTTGATTATCACGACGTTTACAAATGGTTTTTCGATTTGGTAAAGATTTACAAGATTAAGCCGTTAAAAGTTGGCTATGATAGATATAGCGCGCAATATTTAGTGCAAGAAATGAAAGATTGCGGCTTTCACATGGACGACGTTTATCAAGGCACAAACTTAACACCCGTATTACATAGTTTTGAGGGCGATTTAAAAGACGGCAAATATAACATCGGCGACAATGCTTTATTGCAATCGCATTTCTTAAACGTCGCCGTTGATATAAACTTGAACGATAGCAGAATGAAACCCGTAAAGATTGAAAAGCGCGCCCACATCGACGGCGCGGTCGCAGTATTCGACGCGTTGGCGGTCAAAATGAAATATCACGACGAAATCGGGCGGCAATTACAAAACCGACCGAAAACGTAGAAAACAAGCGGACTAACGGCAGATTGCGCCATTGTAAAACATTGGTACAATTTGCCGTTTTTATTGTGTAATATGTGGGTAGAATGTGGAAAAGAAAGGGGGCGCGATAGCGTGGGAATTATTCGCGATTTGCTGAATATCCGAAAATATAAATATATGCCCGTCTTCGCGTTCCGTGGAGAATATCAAGCGTCAAGCGACCTTTACGAAAGTGATGTAGTCGGAGCAATCGCCCATTGTATCGGGCAGAATTTAGGCAAACTATCGCCGCAAGTTATTAGATACGACGGCAGCGGGCTAAAGTACAAAGACGACTATTTGTCGCGGCTTTTGTCGCTTCGTTGGTCGCCCGAAATTACACCGTTTGACGGTCTTTACAAAATGGCAAGCGACCTTGTGTATAAGTCAAACGCTTTTGCGGTCATTTTCTACAATGACGACTTTACACGCGTGCAAAGCATAGTACCAATAACAACCCGTTCTTTTAGAATTTGGGAAGACGAAGACGCAAGGCAAATTTATTTTCGCTTTGTTTGGGATTACGACGGCAAAGAATACACATTGCCGTATCAATCCGTTATTCACTTGAAAGCACGTTACGACAAAAAACGTTTTTTGGGAACTTCGCCCGAAACGCAGTTAAAAACAACGCTTGAACTTCTTGACACCACGGGCGAAAGTTTGCGCAACACCGTAAAGAATAGCGCAAACCTTAAAGGTTATTTGAAATATAACAACTTTTCAGACGATGAAGACTTGAAGCAGAAAGTAAAAGACTTTCAGAACGCTTACATGAACGCAGGGAACGACGGCGGTATTGCGGGGCTTGATAGTAGTATGGAATTTCACGAAATCACGCAGCACGCGCAGCAAATACCCGTCACACAATCCGCTTTCTTGCGTGAAAACGTGTATAGATATTACAACATCAACGAAAAGATACTTAATTCGTCATATAGTGAAAGTGAGTGGAACGCCTTTTATGAAGCCGTTATCGAGCCGATAGCGATACAATTATCGCTTGAATTTACGTTCAAACTTCTTTCAGAGCGTGAACGCGGTTTCGGTAACAAAATCATCTTCACGGCTAACCGCTTACAGTATGCCACATTACAAACCCGCGTTAATTTGGGGTCGCAGTTATTCGACCGCGGCATTATCACAATTAACGAATATCGCGAAATGATGTATTTCGAACCGATAGAAGACGGCGACGTGCGCATGGTATCGCTAAACTACGTTAAAGCCGACGAACAATCGCAATATCAGATTGGCGAAGCGGCAGACGATAGCGACAAAGACAACGCCGACGGGCAGAGCGCAAACACCGCCCGACTTAAACAGAATGTAAGCGCATTTTTATATATTCCGACGCAGAAAAGCGAAAGAAAGGGGGTGTAAAACGTGCCAAAAATCCTAAATTGTTTTGAAATCAAGAACGAAACAGACAAGCAAGCCGACCTTTACTTTTACGGCGACATTGTTTCGGATTGGTGGGGAGCGTGGCAAGATGAAGACCAATACCCGAACGCGGTAAAGGACTTTTTAACCGCACAAGCGGGCAAAGACCTAAATATCTACATCAATTCGGGCGGCGGGTCGGTATTTGCGGGTATTGCAATATACAACATGATACAAAGACACGCGACAAAAAACAAAGTGCAAATCTATGTTGACGGTTTAGCGGGTAGTATAGCGTCGGTAATAGCGTTTGCAGGCAGCGAACCGCCTAAAATCCCGTCAAACGCCTTTTTGATGATACACAACCCATGGAGTTATGGCGAGGGCAACGCCGCCGAACTTCGTAAAATGGCGGACGATTTGGACGAAATCGCGGTCGGTATGTTGAACATATACGGCAAGCACTTAAAAGAGGGCGTAACCGCGGAAACAATCGCGGAACTTATGAACGCCGAAACATGGTTAAGCGGCGACGAAGCGGCAAAGTATTTTGACGTTGAAGTTACCGACGCGGTAGAAGTAGCCGCAGCCGTGGGCGATTATATGAACCGCGCCGACCAAACAAAAGTACCAAAAGGGCTATTTGCAAAGTCGAAAGACGAAGCAATGGCAAAGCGCGAAGCGGAGAAGAAAGCGAAAGAAAACGCGAAGACCCGCGACGCAATCAAGCGTAGTTATTTATCAATCATTTCACAGTAAAAAGAAAGGGGTAAAACCAAATGAAACACGATGAACTTATCAAGATGAGCGTAAAAGAACTTGAAAAGCACATTGCGGCACTTGCAAAGCAGGGCGAAACCGCCGAGGGCGAAGCACTTGACGCAATCGTTGCAGAGGTAGAAGACGCAAAGGCAATTATCGCCGACGCAAAGAACCGCGCAAAGTTGGCAGGGCTTGCAGCAGTAGCAGACCCCGAAGACGGCGACGGCGACGACGGCAAAGAGGGCGAAACAGAAGAAGCAAAAGGCAAGGTAAAGGCTTTTGCAGAGCGCGGCGCAGCAGTTAAGGCAGGCAAGGGCGTAAAGTTTGCAGCAAAGAACATTGCCCGCGGCGTAAACGCTTCTTTGAGCGTATCACAGACCGCACCCGTAACACATACCGCAAACGACGTTAAGGAAACTTTCAACGACGTTTCAAGCCTTATTGACAGAGTTAAAGCCGTACCGCTTAACGGTGGCGAAACTTACACAAGGGGCTTTGTTAAGTCTTACGGCAACGGCGGCGAAATGGGAACATCAGAGGGCGGCACTTATGCAAGCAACGAACCCGCTTTCGGTTACGTTACTATCGAGAAGCAGAAAGTAACCGCATACACCGAAGAACCCGAAGAAATGGTTAAGTTGCCAAACGCAGATTATGACGGCGTTGTTGAAAGCAGCGTAACACGCGCTATTCGCCGCATTATCACACGTCAGATTATCAACGGCGACGGCACAACGGGAAATATTAAGGGTATCTTCTTCAATCCCGCAAGCGCAACCGACGACGTTATCGACCGCGACACAGATATTTCAGTTGCTTCTATCGACGAAACAACACTTGACAATATCATTTACTCTTACGGCGGCGACGAAGACGTTGAAGCAGTAGCAACCCTTATTCTTAATAAGGCAGACTTAAAGGCTTTCGCGCTTCTTCGTGACGATTTAGGCAGAAAGGTTTACACAATCGTAAACAACGGCAATAGCGGAACTATCGACGGCGTGCCTTTCATCATCAATTCAGCGTGCGCGGCACTTTCCGCAGCAGCAACAAGCGCAAACGCTTATTGCATGGCTTACGGCGTACTTGAAAACTTTGAGTTGGCAGTATTTAGCGACATTGACGCGCGTAAATCCGAAGACTTTAAGTTTGCAACGGGTCAGATTGCTTACAGAGCAAGCGCGTTTGTTGGTGGCGCAGTTGCAGCACACAACGGCTTTATCCGTGTTAAAAAGGGGTCTTTTTAATTAGCCCGTCCGTTGACGTAGACGTTGCAGCCGATACCGACCTTTTAGGTAAGGTTATCGGAGATTTGCAGCAGGGCGTTAAAGTGAACGGGAAAGACACCGTAACGGGAACGCTTAAATACGTAACGGGTTACACGGGCTTTTCGGGCGACGAAGAAGAACAGAGCGGCAATTATTTAGTATTGCACGCAACACACCCGACCGCCGATAGTATCAAAGCAAAGTTACACGGCGGCAAGCACGGCGAAGTAACACTTGATAACGACGGTATCTTGATTACAAGAGTAACCGACCCCGCTAAACAGACTATCGAATTTACGGCAGTTAAAAGCGGCGTAACGTCAAGCGTAACACTATCACTTCGCGACCTTGTATTGCAGGGCGCAGAGTAGAAAGGGGCGTTAATATGGCGGTAGCATTAGGGGCAAGCAAGCCCGCAGAAACAACAAAGAAGAAAGGCGGCAAGAAGTCAACCGCGTCCGACAAGGGCGCGGAAGACAACGCCAAGTAATAAACGAAAGGCAAGGGAACGGCTAAAATGACAAAAGCGGAACTATTAAGCGCGGCAAAGTTAAGAGTAAGGAAAAGCGCAACCGATAGTCTTGACGACGACGTACAAAGACTTATCGACACGGCTTTAACAGATTTAGAGCGTATCGGCGTTAAATCTTCATGGCTTACCGCGCCCAAAGACCCGCTTATCATTGAAGCCGTTTTGTCTTACGTGAAAGCAAATTACAGTATCGCGGACAATTACGAAACGCTTATCGGCGTTTACAACATGGTCTTGACAAAGATAAAAGGCGACTTAAAGTATTTCAACACCGACGCGCCCGAAGATGAAGACCCCGAACCCGAACCAACACCCGAACCCGAACCGACACCAAGCGGCGACGGCGACGGCGGCAGCGACGGGGGCGACAATCAAAACGGCGATTAAGGGGGCGAAGTTATGGACGTACTTATTACTTTAGTCAGCGTCGGAGAAAGCGCAGACAAAGACGTTAAAACGCAAGTTTTCGCAACCGTTGACCCCGTGGGTCGCGACGAATTTGAAGCGGCAGGGCAAAACGGCATGAAAGCCGAATATAAATTTACCGTTTGGGCGGCAGAGTATAGCGGCGAAGAAGAAGTTGAGTATAACGGCAAGCGTCTTTCGATTTACCGAACTTACGGCGCACGGCGCGACGATAAGACTGAACTATATACGGCAGAAAGGGCGGGCAATGGTAGTTAGTACAACATACGACCAATTATCGGCAGAACTTAAAAAGGCGTTAGAAACATACAATCAAGAAATCGTTGAGGGTATGAACGGCGCATATAAAGAGTTAGCCGACGCGGGCGTTGCTAAACTACAAACCACCAAACCGTACCACGACCGAACGGGTAAATATTCGGCAGGCTTTGCGGTATCGCAGAGAAAGAACGCCGTAACCGCAACGGGCGCGGAAAGTTTCACGATACACAACAAAAAGCACTATCAAATTACACATCTACTTGAACACGGACATTTGACGCGCAGCGGCAGCAGAACACGGGCGTTTGAACATTGGAAACCAACCCTTGAAGAACTTGACCGCAAAGCGGAAACAATCGTTAAAAGAGTTGTAGAAAGTGCAAACAATGGTTGAAAGGGGGCTTAAACAATGCCAACATTCGACGAACTTGTCGCAAGGGCGGCGGCGTTGGGCTATCCAATCGCCGAAAACGAATTTACGGTCACGAAGCAGAACCCCGCCCCGACATTACCGTTTATATGCTATCAGCGTATAGAAAGGTACACGGGAACGGACGAACGCATAAGAATAAAGACAACCGAAGCGTCGTTTGAATTTTATACCGATAGACGCATAAGCGCAGCAGATGAAGAAAAGATAAAGGCTTTTCAAAAGGCGGTATTATTCGACGTTGATTTTGTCAAGGCGCAAAACTTCATTCGTGACGAAAACATGACACAAACGGCTTTTGATTTTTCTATTGTTGAGAAAATCACAGATTAAAAAGAAAGGGGTAAAACCAAATGAGCGTAGCAGAAAGAATTATTTTAGGGTCGGGCTATCTTCACGTATCTACCTTTACAAAAGGTCAGATTATCCCGAACCCCGAAGACTTTTGTACCGATAGTAACAAATTCGCGTACATCAGCGGCGGGGCAGAGTTAGAGTATAGCCCCGAATTTTACGAAGCAAAAGACGATATGGGCAAAGTTGCAAAGTCTATTATTACCGAGGAAGAAGCAACCCTTAAAGCGGGCATTATGACTTTCACGGGCAATACTTTAGATATGCTTTGCGATACCGCCCGCGTTACAGAGCGTACAAACGCAATCGACGGCAAGACTTACAGAGAAGTAAAAGTTGGTGGCGCAGGCAACGCAAAGGGCGCAAAGTATGTTATTTGTTTCCACCACGTAGACGCAGTTGACGGCGACATTTATTTAATGATTGTCGGACAGAACCAAGCGGGCTTTACTTTAGGCTTTAAGAAAGACGAAGCAACCGTTGTTGACGCAGAATTTCACGCTTTGCCTATGGACGGCGACGGTACACTTATTACTTATAGCGAAGTTGAAGCAGCAGGCGCGCCAACCGCTTACACAATTACACGTCAGTTATCACACGTTACAACCGACGCAACAACAAACGTCATTGACGCAGGCGACGACCTTGAAGAAACACTTACCGCCGCCGACGGTTACGAAATCGCAAGCGTTGTTGTATTTGCTAACGGCGTAGAAGTTGCGGGCGCGTTCAATGCAGGCACGGGCAAAGTAACCGTTGATAACGTAGCGGGCAACGTAACAATTACGGCAGTAGGTAGCGCACTTTAATTTCATACTTGCCCGTAATAAGCAATCTTAAACAGTAGCGGCGGCGGGCGTTATTAAACACCCGACCGCCGTTAATTCTTACAAAGAATACGAAAGGGGTCATAAAATGGCTAAATTAAATAACTTTGATTTTAATAAAATTAAGCGTCGGTTTTTTAACGTAACACTAAAAGACGGGCGCATTTTGCAAGTAAAAATGCCTATGAAAAAGACTTTTGAAAAGTTGCAGGCATTACAGAACCTTGACGAAGAAGAAGCAAGCATTGACGACATTATGGATACGTTCGCCGCACTTTGCGCGGAAACATTAAGCCATAATTTGACCGATGAAGTAGTTACCGCCGAATACATGGCGGCAGAATACGACATTGAAGAAATGACCGAGTTTGTAAAGCAGTTTTACGTATTTGTGGGTGGAGTAACCGACGACCCAAACTAAAATTGCCCTACTATGCAGGGGGCAAAACGGTAAAATACTATTACAAACCCGAAACAGAAAGCGAACATTTAGTTATTTCGTACACGGGCTTAAACATTAGGCAAGTAGACGAAATGGACTTTGACGAATATTTGTTTTACGTCCGTGAAGCATACATACACAATCTTAACCAAACCGAAGACGGGCGCAAATATTTAGAAAATTGTTGGAGAATGACGCAAACCAAGCCCGACCGCGCAGCGTTACGGGCGAAGTTTGGAGAGGGTGCGAAACATGGCGGCTAATATCAAAGGTATCACAATCGAAATAGGCGGTAACACACAAAAACTTGAAACCGCATTAAAGGGCGTAAACACAACCGCGAAATCATTACAAAATGAACTTAAAGCGGTAAATAACGCCCTTAAACTTGACCCTAAAAACGTTGAAGCAGCGGAAAAGAAGCAAAAATTGCTTACCGAAGCGGTCGCCAACACTAAAGAAAAACTTGAAACACTTAAAACCGCACAAGAGCAGGCACGACAAGCATTTGAGCGCGGCGAAATGGGCGAAGAAAAGTATAGGGCGTTAGAAACGGAAATCATCAACACCGAAAACGACCTTAAAAGCCTTGAAAACGAATTATCTTCGTGCGGCGGCAAGTGGGACGCATACGGCGCAACACTTGAAGATGTAGGCGGCAAGATTACCGCGGTCGGCGGCAAGATTGAAAGCGCGGGCAAGGCGTTAGCCCCTATATCGGCAGCAGCGGCAGCAGTTGGCGCGGCTTCGCTTAAATCCGCAATGGAAGTTGACGAGGGTTACGACACCGTAATTACAAAGACGGGCGCAACGGGCGAAGCACTTGAAAGCCTAAAAGATAGCGTTGATAACGTCTTTACAGATTTGCCAACAACGGCAGCGGACGCGGGTACGGCAATAGGCGAAGTAAATACGCGTTTTGGTCTTACGGGTAAAGAACTTGAAGACCTTTCGAAAGACTTTATACGTTTCGCAGAGATTAACGGCACGGACTTAAATACGGCTATTGATAGCGTCGATAGCATTATGACAAAATTCGGCGTTGATAGCAGCGAAACAACAAACGTTTTAGGTCTTATGACGAAAGCAGGGCAAGACACGGGAATTTCTATGGAAACCCTTGAAAATGCTTTGCAGACAAACGGCGCAACCCTTAAAGAAATGGGGTTAGGCATTACCGAAAGCGTAAACCTTTTAGCGCAGTTTGAAGCGTCGGGAGTAGATAGCACAACGGCACTTGCAGGCTTGAAGAAAGCGCAGCAGAACGCAGCGGCAGAGGGTAAAAGCCTTGACGAAGCGTTAGCCGACACAATATCACAGATACAAGGCGCGTCGTCAGAAACCGAAGCGTTACAGATTGCAACGGAACTTTTCGGCAAAAAGGGCGCGGCAGAAATGACGCAGGCTATACGCGAGGGGCGTTTTAGCCTTGAAGATTTAACAACATCTTTAGGCGATTACGGTACAACCGTCGAAGATACATTTAACGCAACGCTTGACCCGTGGGACGAAGCAAAAGTTGCACTTAATAATTTGAAACTTGCGGGGTCAGAACTTGCGGGGTCATTACTTGAAAGCCTTAAACCGACAATAACAACGATTGTTGATAAAGTGAAAGAGTTTTCAACGTGGTTTAAGAACCTTGACGGCGATACAAAAGCACTTATCGGCAAAATTGTTTTGCTTGTGGCGGCACTTGCGCCCGCACTTATCGCAATAGGCAAGATAACAAGCGGGGTCGGGGGTTTGGTTACGAAATTCGGCGGGCTTGCGTCTAAAATCGGTACGTTAATTAGTAGCGCGGGCGGTTTAGGCGCGGCACTATCGGCAGCACTACCCGTTGTTGCAATCGTTGCAGCAGTTGCGGCAGTTGTTGCGGCGTTCGTTCATCTTTACAAAACAAATGATGAATTTCGCGCCAAGGTAGACGAAGCAATGGCGAAAATCAAAGAAGCGTTCGCGGCTATGGTCGAGAAGATAAAACCGCTTCTTGAAAGCCTTAAAAGCGCGTTTAATAGCCTTATGACCGCACTACAACCGATTTTCGAATTATGGATTAACTACATTATGCGGTTAGTACAAGGCATAATGGCAGCAGTACCAAGCATTATTGCAGCGGTTACAAACGTTATTGAATTTATAACGAACATCGTAAACGCGGTTATTGCACTTTTACACGGCGACTTCGACGGTTTCTTTTCTTACCTTTCGGCAGCGTGGCAAAACGTCGTTGATTTTATCAAGAACATATTAACCGCGTGGGCTTCGTTCCTTTCAACGTTCTTTAGCGGAGTTTGGACGACTATAAAAAATATCTTTTCAACGGTTGCAACGTGGTTTCAAACCATGTTTACAAATGCGTATAACAACATCGTAAACGCCTTTAAGAATATCGGGCAATGGTTTGCCGCACGTTGGACGGATATAAAAAACGCACTTGCGACGGTTGCAACGTGGTTTCTTACCATGTTTCAGAACGCTTACAACAACGTCGTAAATGTGTTTAAAGCAATCGGGCAATGGTTTGCCGCACGTTGGGCAGACATTAAGAACGCATTGTCTACCGTGGCAACATGGTTTCAAACAATGTTTCAAAATGCCTATAACAATATTGTCAACATCTTCAAAGGTATCGGGCAATGGTTTAGCGCGCGTTGGACGGAGATAAAAAACGTTTTTGCAAACGTGGCAAGTTTCTTTCAAGAGAAATTCAACGCAGCGGCGCAGGCTATTAAAAACGCGTTTCAATCTATCCCGCAATTCTTTACCGATTTATGGTCGAGGATAACGGGCATATTTACGGACGCAGGGCAGAAAGTAGCCGACGGCGTTATGGGCGCGTTTAAGAGTGCGTGCAATAGCGTTTTCGGAACGATTGAAAACATCGTAAACGGCTTTGTAAATGCAATAAACGCAGTTATCGGCGTAATTAACGAAATTCCGGGGGTTGATATTGGTAAATTATCGGGTATTTCATTACCAAGACTTGCAAAAGGCGGTATCTTGTCAAAGGGTCAAGCAATCGTCGGCGAAGCGGGCGCGGAACTTCTAACCGTGGCAAACGGTCGCGCAATCGTTACCCCGCTTTCAGATGAAGCACGCGAAAGCACACTTGCGGCAGCAGGCAGAAAGGGCGGCGACTTTATACAGAACAATTACATTACAAGCCCGAAAGCATTATCGCCTTATGAAGTGGCAAGGCAGACCCGTAACCAAACCCGAAACATGGTATTACAGTTACAAGGGGGTAACGCTTAAATGTCAGCAGATAGAAAGATTTATTGCAGAAACGAAGACGGCGTTGAAGTTACTTTTGATTACGACGATAGGTCGGCTTTCTTTCTTGAAAGCATTGACGGAGTAATGAGCGTATCAAACAAAGTAACAACGTCGGAAAATACAACGGTTGACGGGTCAACTTACCAAGGCAGCGTAACAATACAAAGAAATATTGTTATTACGGCGCATATTTCAAAAGACCACGTTTATAACCGCAATATGCTTTACAAGTGTTTTAAGCCAAAGACAAACGGCGTACTTACATACACCGAGGAAGACGAAAAACGTATCATTGATTACGTTGTCGAAAGTGTCGAGGTAGACGAAAGGGGCGTTGTCAGAAATGCGACAATTTCCCTTATATGCCCCGACCCGTTTTTCAAAGATGAAGAAGACACGGTTGTTACTATGGCGGGTTGGCAACCTTGTTTCGAATTTCCGCACGAATTTATAGCGGAAAAAGAACCGTTCGGCGTTCGTGTCGCTGAAATCATTAAAGAGATTGAAAACGATAGTGCCGCCGACAATATCGGTATTGAAATACTTATCGAAGCAATGGGCGCAGTTACAAACCCCGCAATATTCCATACGGAGCAAGATATATATATCAAGGTCGGTACGGAAACGACCCCGCTTTCAATCGGAGTAGGCGAAGCAATCCGTATTACAACGGGTACAAACGAAAAAGCCGTGTATTTAGTGCAAGGCGAAACCGAAACCGAAATTAACGAATATCTTGACGAGGGGTCGGAGTTTATACAGTTAGTACACGGCAAAAATACTTTTGCTTATGCGGCAGACGCGGGGCGCGATTACATGAACGTTACAATTACGTACCGTTTCCGTTATTTGGGGGTATAAGCCTATGGAAATACGCGTATATAATCCCGAACTATACCGTATCGGGCAAATCGAAAATCAAATATCTTTAATATGGACGCGTAAATTTTTCGAAGCGGGCAACTTCGAAATACACGCGCCCATAACACCGAAAAACCTTGAATTGTTCCAAGCGGGCAATATTGTTTCGCTTAAAGGGGCAAAAGAAGCGGGCGTTATAGAAGATATTGAAAAGGAAGAAAGCGACATTAAAAACGAAATCACGGTTAAAGGGCGTTTTCTTTCATCATATACCGACCGCCGTATCATTCGCGGAACGGTAAATTATGACAACGCAAAGATTGAAGAAGTAATGCGGGAACTTATCGAGTATTGCGAAGCAATCCCGCTTGTCGAGTTGGGAACGTTGCACGGTTTCACGCCGCGCGTATCGTTTCAAGCGACCTATCGAAATTTGCAAGTGGTATTAACAAAGATTGCCAAATATGGGCTTATCGGCTATCGCTTTACGCCCGACTTTGAAAACCACAAAATCATCTTCGACACAATGCAAGGCGTAGACCATTCATTCGCGCAGAGTGAAAACAACCGCGTCGTATTTAGCGAAGATTACAACAATTTGACAAACGCCATATACAAATACAACGACCAAGCGTATAAAAGTAAAGCCATTGTCGGCGGGCAGGGCGAGGGCGCGCAAAGGGTTGTTGTAGAAGTTGGCAGCGGCACGGGTTTAGCACTTCGCGAAGTATTCGTTGACGCGCGCGACTTATCGCCCGAAGATTTGACGGCGGCGCAGTATCAAGAAGTGCTTAAACAACGCGGCTATGAAGAATTGCAAAAAGATATAGCCGCCGAAAGTTTGGAGTGCGAAACCGCGCCAAACATCAACTTTACATACAAAGTCGATTATGATTTAGGCGATATTGTAACAGTAAAAAAGAAATCATGGGGGCTTTATATGAACCAAAGAATAACAGAAATTCAAGAAGTATATGAGTATGGCGGGGGGTACGTAGTACCAACATTGGGCGACCCACTTCCCGAAACGATAGATTGGGGGGATTAAGACATGAGCGACAATTACGCATACTTTTACAATTCAATCGAGGGCGACCGAGTTTATGACGCGGACAGTATGACGGATTGGTTAAAACCTTTCTTCGTTACGGGCGTGTTTAACGGTCAAATGCAAGTAACCGCAAACGACGATATGAGCGTAACCGTTGCAAAAGGTTATTGCAACATCGGCGGCAAGGTAAAGAACTTCTTAAACGCAACAACACTTGACCTTGAAACCGCAAGCGGAACGCTTGACCGTATCGACACCGTGGTATTACGTCGAAACGATACCGACCGCGATATACAACTTTTGGTCGTAACGGGTGGATATGCGGCAAATCCGCAGCCAACCGCACCCGTAAGAAGTGGCGCATATTACGATTTGGTATTAGCCCAAATCAGAGTAAACCACGGTAGCGTAGCAATCACACAAGCGGAGATAACCGACACCCGCGCCGATAGTAGTTTGTGCGGTTGGGTAGTTGCAACCGTAACCGAGATTGATTTTTCGCAGATTACGGCGCAGTTTTCCGCATACTTCGCAACCTATCAAGCAAAGATTACGCAGCAGTACGCAACATATCTTGCTTTAATGTCAAACTATGGCGACCAAGGTTATCAAGCCTATCAAAATATGCTTGCAGATTTTCAAGGTTACGAAGCGGTACAAGTACAAAAGTTTACCGACCTTTACGAAGAAATGCGCGATTTGATAGACGACGCAACCGCCGCACACTTGCAAAACGAAATTGACGACATCAATAACAAAATCGGCAGCGCAATAACAGACCTTGCGACAAAGTTGTCATTTACAAACGCAAGCCGCGAAGTGATTACGGGCGAAAAATTCGATATTGTAAACACGGACACGGGCACAACAACGGTTTACACATTCGCAGAGGGCGAAAAAGTACACTTGACCGAACACGGCAATTATACTATTACGCCACAAAACGAAGATTTGACCGTAATACCGCATACGTTCACGCTTGACTATACAAAGACAACCGAAACAATAGAATTTAACGTCTATGCAAGAAACGGTTATGCTTTTGTCGGCGGTTATGTGGGTGCGTATGTATCAAGCAGCAATTAACAAAGTATTATTTTAGAAAGGGGCTTTAAAATGGCTAAAAAGATTAAACCACGCATTGATTGCAGGGCAGACGCTTATAATTGCCTTGAAATGGCGCGGGCGGGTCTTATGAAACCCGCGGACGTTATCAAGGAAATTAACCGCGTCAAAAACCTTAACTTTGACAAAATCATCATCAACGAAACATCAGCAGACCGAAAGACCTTTAACACGGGTTACGTTTGCGAAGCGTTAGAGGGCAGCGCGGCACGCGTCGGCAATGTGGACGTTACCGTAAGAAGCGTAACACACAATCAGAGCGAACCCGACGAACACGGCAACGTATCTTACGTTTCAAGCGACATTGTGGTAAACAAGGCGGGTACGGCAGGCGCAACAACCTTTGATTTAGTGGTTACACCTACCATTTACGAACGTCTTGACATTACCGAAGCAGAACTTGACGACATTATCGCCGAGTTGCAGCAGTTATAAAGAAAGGAGCGTCAGAAAATGGCAAAGTTTTTTCTATACGATGAAAGCATGGCAAGCGCAAAAGCCAAGATTACAACGGCTAAACTTGCCGAAATGGGCGACGTAGTAGCACCCGAAAAGCAGTATATCGCGGCAGCAGGCGAAGACGCGCCCGACGAAATCGAAGTTATCGGCGGCGTACTTGTAGCCGTTGGCGAAAGTATCTTTAAGACTATCGCAACAACACTTACCGCGGCAGATTTGGACGTGGGCGCAGCGTTTAGCGTTGGTACGGACTACAATATTTTCGTTTGCGACCCTACCGACGGCGACGAAACAGTTGACGAAGACGAAGTATATAAAATTTCGACCTCTAAATATTTCCCAAGCGGATATACGGCAGCAAATAGCCGTCGTATCGGTGGTTTCCATTACGGCGTAGTACGTAAGGTTGACGAAGATACGGGCAACCCCGTAAATTCAAGCGGCGTTGAAATGGGCAGCGGTTGGGAAAGTAACGTATATAACGGCGTTGTTCCTAATTCCGTATGGACGCTTTTACACCGTCCGAAGTGCGACCCCGCGGGTATGGTTTACATCGGCGGCGGTTTGTGGGGCGATATTTACCTTGCGTCAAGCGACGGCGAAGACGGATTACAGAGCAAAAAGGGCGTAAACCCTATTACGGGTAGCGAGGGGCTTAATTGGTACATTGCCAACGAAAAAGCCCGCCGTGTCGGTAAGCGTTTACCTACTTACGCCGAATTTTGTCAAGCGTCTTACGGTAGCCCCGCAGGGCAGGACGGCAACAACACTTACGCATGGAGCGCAACGGGTAATACGGGGCGTACTACTTGCGGCAATGTGACTTACGCAGTATCAGCAACCAACGTTCGCGACCTTGTGGGTAACGTTTGGAAATGGGTAGACGAATTTTGTCTTGACCCTACCGCTACCACATGGGCATGGCAAGACGTTTTAGGCAGCGGACACGGGCAGGCTTATATTCCGTCGTCAACCGCGCTGCGCGCGTTCGTTTGCGGTGGGAATTGGCGCAACGGCGTTCACGACGGCGACCGTGCCGTGGATTGCAACCATTACCCCTGGTACGTCATTTCGTACGTCGGCGTTTGGTGCGTTTGTGACTCACTTTAAGCAGAAAGGCGGCGGCGAAAGCCGACCGCCTATCACAAAAATATTTAAGGAAAGGGGAAAGGCGGCGTAATGCAAAACGCAAAAGATTACAAAGCAGAGTACAACGCGCCCGATTGCGTAGTTGATACGGGCGCGGATTACGTACACACAAAAGCACATCAAGCGGCGTATGATTTTAGCGTCTATCTTCACGAAAAGATGAAGAAGTTACCGCATTATGAAAAATTCACGCTTCAAAAGGAAATTCGCGAAAGTATCGACGAAATACTTGACGAAGTGGAGCAATACGAAATTACAAAAGTAGTATCGCACCTATACACCGCCGACCGCGCAAAGCGTCGGTTAATGCGAAAACTTCGTCTTGCCTATGACCTTAAATATAGCGCGATAAACGAAGATGTATTATTTTATTGCGCAGGGCAGACCGCCATAATAGGCGCGCTTATAGGCGGGCTTATCAAAGAAGCAAAAGAAAGAAAACAAAACGGCGCGGGCAAGTAAAAGCCCGCCCGTCTATGTTTGGGGCAATCGTTAGTACCGTGTTTGTGGGCGTTTCCTTTCGCTGCACGCGTTCATTTGCGGTGGGAATTGGAACAACGGCGTTCACGACGGCGACCGTGCCGTGAATTGCAACAATTACCCCTGGAACGTCAATTCGAACATCGGCGTTTGGTGCGTTTGTGACTTTTGAATTTTTAGACGGTTATTTGTCAGCAGATACCGCAAGGGCTTATTGTAAGTCGTTTACATATAGTCAGACGATTGTAAAGAAGCGTTTACGCTTTCCCGTTCGCATAGCGACAAAGATTAAAAAGCACCGACCGAGAAGTAACCAAAAGGCGAAACGCGGCGCGGGCATTGTTTGGAAGTGAAGAAGTGAAAACCGCAAAGAATATTTTAAACGCGATTTGTACGGAGAAAAACGCCGTAAAAGCATATCGCAAGGCGCGGAAGTGTAAAAGATACCGCCCCGAAGTGCTAAAGTTTGAACAAAACCGCGAAATCAACTTATTAAAAGCAATAAGTGATATTCGAAATCAAACTTACCACGCGGGGCGGTATTACTGTTTTAAGGTTTACGAACCAAAAGAGCGGCTTATAATGGCGTTACCGTTTTACGACCGTGTAATACAACACATGATAGTAAACATCATTGAACCGCTTTTCGAAAGGCGGTTTATTTTTCATAGTTACGCTTGCAGAAAAGAAAAGGGCGTACACGAAGCAAGCGAAACCCTTTCGACGTGGCTTTACGCCTTGCAGATAAAGCAGGGCAAGAAGATTTACGCAATAAAAGCAGACATACACCATTATTTTCAAAGTATCGACCACGAAATACTAAAAGAAGAAGTACGCCGCTATATATCAGACAAGCAGGCGTTACGACTATTAGACCACATTATCGACCATAACGGCATATATCCCGACGGCGTGGGTATTCCCGTCGGTAATCTGACTTCGCAATTATTCGCGAACGTCTATTTAAACATATTAGACCATTACATCAAGCACGAATTACACGCCCGTTATTATATCCGCTATATGGACGACTTTATTATATTAGGCGAAGACCCGCGGCAGTTGCGGGCAATGCTTGACGATATAAACGTATTCGTCGAAGAACGCCTTAAACTACATCTAAACCCGAAAACAACCATAATAGCAGCGAAAAACGGCGTTGACTTTGTGGGTTATCGTCATTTTGCGGGCTTTAAGATTGTAAGAAAGCAGGCGACGCGCCGATTGAAGAAGTTATTACGCGCATTTGAAACGGGCGAAGTTGACGAAGAACTATTTGACAAGTCAATAAATAGCCGTATCGCATACATGGAAAAAGCCGACGCGTGGCAATTATGCGCGGATATTCGTACACAAATCAAGGTTTTAAAGATTGGTACAATCGGGCGTTTTGATTGTGTAATATGTGGGTAAGATAGGCAAAAGCAGAAAGGGCAAATAAACCATGAATGAAGCAATACTTTTTACACCGCAAGACGTAATAAACGCGATTTTGGCGGTTTGCGGGGCTATTTCGGTTGTCGCAGGCGCGACCGCCGTTATCGTAAAGTGCGTAACCGCGCTTAAAGCACCAAACCGCAAGCAAAACGAAAGGTTAGACGCGCTTGAAGCAGACGTTAAAAACATCAATCACACGTTAGACACGGAGCGCGCCCGCATAACCGAACGTTTTATTGACGACGGGCAGAAAATCGACCGTATCGAAGAAGCAAACGTTGTTACACAACGCGCGCTTCTTGCG